ATGGCACAAGTTATCAACACTAACAGCCTGTCGCTGTTGACCCAAAATAACCTGAACAAATCCCAGTCTTCCCTTAGCTCCGCTATTGAGCGTTTGTCTTCCGGTCTGCGTATCAACAGCGCTAAAGACGACGCCGCTGGCCAGGCGATTGCTAACCGCTTCACCTCCAACATCAAAGGTCTGACTCAGGCTTCCCGTAACGCCAACGATGGTATCTCCATCGCGCAGACTACTGAAGGCGCGCTGTCTGAAATCAACAACAACTTACAACGTGTTCGTGAACTGTCAGTTCAGGCAACTAACGGCACCAACTCTCAGTCTGACCTGGACTCCATCCAGAATGAAATCACCCAACGTCTGAGCGAAATCGATCGTGTATCCGGTCAGACTCAGTTCAACGGAGTGAAAGTACTGGCTTCTGATAGCTCCATGAAAATCCAGGTAGGTGCGAACGATGGTGAAACTATCACTATCGATCTGAAAGAAATCACTTCAAGCACACTGGGTCTTAATGGTTTTAACGTTAATGGTAAAGGTGCTATTGATAATAAAGCAGCTAACGTTAGCAGCCTAACTGCGGCCGGTGCAAAATTAAACGGAACAAGCGGCTTGTATGAAAAAGAAACTGTACACGCAGGTTTGACAACTGAGACTGCTTTCGACAAGTTGTCAAATGGAGATACAGTTTCCATCACCGATGGTGCAACATATACATATGATGCAGCAAATGGAAACTTCACCACAATCAAAAATACAAGCGGCGCTAATAACACAGCGATTGCTGCTAACCGCGATAAACTTGCTGGTGATCTTAAAGCTGACCCGGGCAAAACAGTAAGCGGCAATTATACTACTAAAACTGGAACAGTGAATTTTGAGACTGATTCAGATGGTAATATTACTATTGGTGGGCAAAAAGCATTCGTTGACGAAGAAGGTAACCTGACAACCAACAATGCTGGTGCGAAGACTAAAGCAGCCACAATGACTTCTGTTTTCAGGGCTGCAAGTGAAGCTACTACTGGCGCGACTTTAACATTTAAAGGAACTGAGTATACTATCGCTCCTGGTGTAAAAGATGATCCGGCAACAACTGAAGCAGGTGAAGACGAAACTGCTTACGGTGTAGTATCATATAAAGCCAGTATCAGTAAAGAAGTAGTGTTGAATGAAACCAAAGCAGCAGCAACTACCTCTACCATTAAATTCAATTCAGGTGTGATGAATAAATCCATCGAATTTACAGCTGGTAAAGATGCTAATGAGGCTGGAGCCGAAACCACGAAATATTTCGTTGATGGCAAAGGTGAGATTACTGACGTCGAGAAATTCACTGTCTCTTATGATGTAAATAAAGATAACGGTGAAGTGACCGTTGATGGTAGCACAGATACATCTGGTAAATATGCTCCTGAAAAAGGTGCGGCAGTATATGTTGATGGTTCAGGCAAATTAACGACTGAAGCTAAAACGGCGGGGGCGTCCACTACTGATCCTTTAGCTGCACTGGATAAAGCACTGGCACAGGTTGATGCTCTGCGTTCTGACTTGGGTGCGGTACAGAACCGTTTCGATTCTACCATCACCAATCTGGGCAACACCGTTAACAACCTGACTTCTGCTCGTAGCCGTATCGAAGATGCTGACTACGCGACCGAAGTCTCCAACATGTCCCGTGCGCAGATCCTGCAACAGGCAGGTACTTCTGTACTGGCACAGGCTAACCAGGTTACCCAGAACGTTCTGTCTCTGCTGCGTTAATTCGCATAACCTTGATAAACCCCGCTTCGGTGGGGTTTTTTTATATGTAAATTTTGTTTATCGTAATGATTTGGTTTTAGGTATTGCTTAATGGTTAACGACATCACATACGGACGGGACGCGGAAGTTTGGCCTCGCGATTATTCTCTTTTATCCAGAAGACTTCAGTTTCTTCGATTTAATGACGTTCCGGTCAAAGTGGTTAGTTGCAACGGACAATCCATCATTGGTTATGTTGCAAAGTTTTATCCTGAAGAGAAAGTTATCTACGCCTCAAGCAGACCCAAAGGCACGAAGCGGATAAAAATTTCAATGGAATACATCGCATCGTTAGAAGAACTACCCGCTGATTCAGAAGTTAAACCCTATCTGATTGAACCAGAACAGTTCAACGCTTCCGTTACCGAACCTACCCGTAGAGACTTCTTCTCGATCTGTAATAAATGCTTTCAACAGGGCGTAGGCATAAGGGTTTATATGGGTGATGGTCGCGTTATCGAAGGTAAGACAACCGGTGTTAACGCTTGCCAGGTAGGTCTAATAAAGCCCAACGGCAATCATGTACAAATTATGTTCGATTGGGTTAGCCGTATCACGTCTGATGATTACGTAGAAAACTGATCATTTCTAATAATTCAGAAGATAAAACATATGACAAGTCCCATATGCACAGCAAAGTATGGGACAAAAATAATTTTATTTTGAACCTTGTTTGTTTTTAAACTTTCTCTTCGCCCCCAGATAACCACCAAAAGAAGACGTCAAAATATAAGAAACCATTACACAGGTAAGATTATAAATAACCTCAGATAAATAAGTGTTGTCGTATACACTAACAAAACCTGATTTGTCGGCAAGTAGTTGTATTATGAATCTAAGAACAAAATGGTTCAGATACACAAAAAGTGCAAGGGAGGCTAAAATCAAACTCCTTCCTAATCTATCTAGTTCATTTGCTCTGTATAAAAAATACATAGTAACGCCACAAATGATTGCGCATAAGCCGATTAATGGAACAATAAAATCTGGATTCATGTCCTTCCCTGCGAAAACGTGAAAGCACTATAATAATATGAATGAATAACGGTTAATGCGGTTTTGTTCAAAATTTTTTAGGTTCTTCTTAGCGATTAGAAAAATGCGTAACTTCAAGCCCCCGGTTTTTCATTCATATATATTTTTTTAAAGTTGGTTAAGTTACAATAGCCAGAACCTATCAAAAAAATTCCTCAAGTTGTTTCATAAACACTTTAGTTTTCACACAATACTAAAACTTCTTCGAATGAAACCAATTTATTATACATTTTCCGCGATAATGTTCAATTTACACACAAGTGATCTCCCCTATTTCTCCCGGCATAAATAAATCAAGTAAGGGTTAAACCTTGCGAAATATTTCACACAGAGATTACGCAAATGGAACAAAATTTTATTACCGCGTCCGAAATTGCCCGTCGATATGGTTTCAGTATTCAGGGTGTTCAGAAATGGCGTGAGCGTGGGATCCCATACGATACCAACAAGAAAAAATATCCAGAGAAAGATTCAACAGACTGGATTGTGAAAAATATTCTGGATCCGCTTAAAGATTTAGACACATCCGAAAAACTCAAACTTGCGAAACTGAAACGGGCAGAAGCCGAAGCCCGAATCGCAGAGATGGATGAACGTGCTCAGGCTGGCTCGCTAATACCTGTTGCCCTGGTTCAGGCAGCATTATCGAAATATTGTTCGCAGGTTCGAACGTCAATGACCCAAATTTCAACTACACAGGCCCGTTTTCTTCTTGAACAAGCCACCGACGCCAGGACGTTAAAAGATGCCCTTCAGCGTGTCATTGTGGAGCGTTTAAACGAAATCGGGGCAGTGATGGAATCTGATAGTTTCTTTGATGATCCTGAACTAACCGATATCAGTGAAGACACCGAAACGACATACCCGACTGAACCTGTTCCGCATGTTCCAGTAGTTACAGAACTGGATAATGTGGAAGACGAACCCGATTTCTTTGATGAAGGGGAAGAATGATGATGGGCTTTTTCTTTTTCTGCTGCTGCTTGATTGTGTTGTTCGGATAGCCCTTTAATCGGGGGCTACCACTGAACGCTGTTAATTACACATGGTGAAGGTTTAGTTTTAGGAACAGATACCCGTTTTCTTTGTTCGCGTTCCTTTACCATGTACATTGTATTTTCCGCTTTACTAATCCATTGGCAGTTTTCTTTACAATACTTTTTCGGGCTTGCCGGATTCCGGGTATCTTTATCAAGACTGAGATCCTTTTGACTCATGAAATATTGATAACCGGGCAACGTTATTACATCGTTCGTGAAATTCGAAAAACAATACCAGCTAGGATCAATTTGCACTGTGGCATACGTGGGGAAGTTTATTTTATCGGTTAATCGGATCAACATGTTTCGCCATACCATATATAGCTTTCGGCGTTCTTCCCCTTTGACTAGACAACCATCGCCAACATATCCCACGCCGCAAACAGTAGGTTTAAACCGATCCTTCACCTGCTTATTCTTAATGTTGATCATGGTTGTCCACGTTGTATAACCGGACTCAACAAAACGCACCAGAACCCGTTTATTCCCGTTGTATTGGATAATCTCTATCAACCCATCGTTCACTTCAAATAACGCGCCCTGGTGTTGTTTAGCGCGTTCATTTTTGATTTGTTCGTTAGACATCGGTTTGCACCTTGCGCGGTCTGCCCCGTTTAATTTTGGCGGGGTCTTTAACCGTTCCTTGCCGGATCCTGTACACCGTAGTATTAACCATAGATCCGGTATCTTTAAATTCAACCAGGATCGAACGAGCATCACTACCACTAATCACAACTTCAAATTCACCGTGAACGGATTGATACGTTTGACCTACGTTCACAAATATCTTTTTTTGTTCCATTATTTTTTCCCTCTAAAAGCAATTGGCTTTTCTTGTTTAGTGCAATCAATATTAATAAAATCTTTTCCGTTCTTGCTGGTGATGTAATTCCACTGGCCCTCGTAGTAATCACAGCGTTCACTATGAACGAAATGATTTTCTTCAATGATTGTGTTCACTCCCGACACGATTACCCGGCCTTGTTCGATGCCTGACATATCGCCTGTGCGCACTCCCAGAACGGTTACGATCATGGGCTTGCTCATTTGGTTGTTGAAGTGGAAAAACAAACGATAAATGGATTCTCCCGGCATCATGAGTTCATATATCTTGTTCTCTACTTCTGAGAACCGTTTCTTTAATGCCCCTGTCATCTCTAACTGTGGGGTTTGTTCCTTTTTAAATTCTGCCCTGATAGCTTTTCTGAGTGACTTAAAATCTTCACCATAAATACATACAGGTGATAAAGATTGAACCCGTTCAATTGATTCCTGTTTACTTGTTTCGATAAAATAGTAACAGAGAGAATCGTTATAGAAACGATTACCCTCATGAATACGTAAATTGAATTTCATGTTGTGCCTTAGTTGTTGTTATAGGTGGCACTGGTAAATGCCACCGGGTTTAAGTTGTAATCATTGTATTTTCCTCATTTCATAAAGCCCCCGCTCGCAACGGGGGCTTTTTCATTTATGCTGCGATCTCAGCTTTAAAGTTTGTTACCAGTCGATAATCCAACAGCTGACGTAAGCTAAAACTCACGATATTAAAAATCATTGGGTTCGCATGTAATCCGGTTCGTTTCTTATTGTAGTAACCGAATACACCCCGACCCTTCTCGGTGATCTCATACTCTTTGAGTTTATGCGTTCCTGGGTGAGTATGTCGGATCACGTAACCATTTTTAATAAAGTCAGCCATCAAGAGATCAATATGTTCGCTTGCTGGTTTCTTTTTCCCGGCATGGCGCACGATGCAATCAGTCCAAGGAAATTCTTGCTCTGCTTTCATCACGATTGTTTTGTTCAAACTTTCGTTATGATCTTGAATCGGTTTAACCGCTGCTCTTACGGATTCACCGATGATTTTTTTAAGTGCGTCCATATCGAAAATGTTCGCGGTATCGTTCTGTTCATTACGATTATCAAAATAGAACTCAACCAGCAGATCAAAATGATTCCACGCTTCGTCCGTGTTTAGCATCTTGGCATGATTCAACGCGCCACGTTCAGACCACAAGAAAGAATTTGACGTTCCCTTATCAAATGACTGCCCGTTTTCTGACCGATACGCATTTTGCGTATCAGTTGAACACATTGATTTTGTTAGGGTTTTATGGTTTGCAGCATCTTTTAAATCTTGTAAATCATTACCAACAAGTTTCAAGAAGTGCTTACCTTCCTCAAACTGTTTTTTATTCCTATTGAAGTTCTCAGTTATCCGCCGATTGGTAGTTCCGTAAATCTCAGCAAGTTTCCCTGTTGTGATATAATGAACACCATCAACCAGAATTTCACGAACGTTAACGCCATTTACTACTACAGATTCTTTGATCTCGAATTTCATTTTTATTACCTACTAAATAAATATGTGTTTTGGCATTATTGCCGATTTTGTTTTTCATAATGTATTTCTCACAAGGTTTTACTACTCAATGCAATGCCTCGGCCTTACGGCTGGGGCTTTTTTTATATCTGAATCAAGCCAGCGTTTTAACGGTGGTGATTGTCATATTGTAACGTTTCAGGGCTGCATAGAATGTCACTTTCGAAATGTCATATTCTTTGAGTAACCTTTTCTTTTCTTCCGGGGATGCCGCCATATACAGAGGAGCCAGCACTTTAGTTTTAGCCAGTGTCATTTTCATTTTTTATACTCTCGTTAACTTGGTTAAGATTTAATTTCGGTTCTAAAAAATGGCCCGAAGGCCATATATTTTCTTTCGATACTTTTATTTATAAAGGACTTTTCAAAAACCAGTATAAAAAATAACCGAACGAAACAAATTTTAAAAATTTAGCACGAATAGCTAAAGACATGGTTATTTTTTATACGAAAACCACTGTGTTTATAAACAGTACGAAGAAAATATGCACTTATTTATAGTGGAATATGGTAACGGTCTTATCAATTTACCGTTCAGTAATCAGATCGGGGATATGTGATCTCGCCTTACTGGTATCTCAATTTTTTAGTAAGAGAAGGGATTCTCTTTACTCTTCGTAACTGTATTTATAGAACACCAGTTACCGATGAATTCAATCATAAAGTTTTTAATTATGAAGTCAAACCGATCAATCAAAATATTTATTTTATTTTAACCTTGAAATTCATACTAAGAATGGTTAGTTTACACACATCAACATTGATCTGAATCAATATAATTCTTACCTGTGAATTCATATCTCAAAACTCATAATTTTAACCCACTCAGAACCATTCTAAATCGAACCAGAAACGATTTAAACTTGATCCTAATACCTTTCCTTACCTTTATTTAAAACCCTCTCAAAATCTCTTTCATGAAGGATTTGAAATGAGATCACTGGCCGCAGGCCAGGATTTCGAGCGAAGCGAAGAAATCTATCTATGAATTCACTAATCTATTACTTCGAAGTAATGTCTTAAATGTCTATGTCCATATATAATTATATATTAAGAGAAAAGTAGACATTTTAACATTAAATTAACTTTAATATTTTTAGTGATATTACGTTGTCGCTTCGCGATGTCGGGGCTTCGCCCCTCCAAATCCATTTCATATCACTTCAAATTTACGAGCGAAGCGAGTGCATCAAGGTGAAGCCGAAGATGCTAACTATTAATAATGATCATTACGTAAAAATATTAGTAACTTCGAAATCATTTAAATGATCAATTCATAATAATATTACGTAGTGATCATTGTCGCTTCGCGATGTCGGCGCAAGCGCCTCCTGATCATTTCTTTTAATATAATGAATGATTATGAATGGCTAGATATGATTATGTTTAGGCGACGAAGCCAGTAATACCGGGCTTCTCAGAGGATCTAAAGTAACTTTTTGAACGAAAGAATGCGGATTCCAGCGGATCTAAAGTAACTTTTTGGTTTTTAATATTGAAAATTTATGCACTTATTATGCATAATAAAATTCATTTCATTTGCCTTGAATCATTTCTCTGGCGGATACAGATTGCTCCATTCTGGTTCCCAAATCGTGTGTTTTCTCATCCAGTTAATCAATTGATGATATGCGAAAATACCTATCCACCAGCCTATGAAAAGTGCGAGAGTATTAATTGCAAAATAAAGTAAAGGAATACTCCAGTAAAAATTATTAAATGCATCGACCAAAGCCAGTAACAGCAACGCAAACGTAACAGGTAAAATCCATCCCCTACTTTCAACAAACAAGGTAAAAGAATACTTGAACTTGATCATCTTGCCCTCCCGTAACAACGCCTTTTAGTCTCACCCATTCCGCCAGTCACCCAACAAACACCCCTTCGACCAACGGAACGGAGCGGATAAATCATCCCATAAATACTGCCATATGAGGAAATTTTTATATGGCAATACTCACTAAAAAATCACTCGACCAGTGGAAACAGCAACAGTTCGAAAAGCAGCAAGGTAAATGCCTCCTGTGCGGTCTCCCGTTGGACTCATGGCAGAAGTCAGCAGGCGACCACAATCACCACACAGGGGCTATGCGTGGCCTTCTCCATCCACTCTGTAACACCTTCGAAGGTAAGGTAACTGGCCTGATGTACCGGGCAGGGCTAAAGGGCAAGGTCGATTTCGCTGATGTGCTGGCGAACCTCGCTAAATACTGGAGACAGGATTATCAGGATAACCCCGTTCATCCTTCGTTCGTTCTGGATCAGTCGAAGAAATTCGCAAAATTCACAAGGGAGAAAATGATTAAAGAATTGAATTCGGTGGGGTGCGATGTTGATAAAACTTATAGCCGGGAACAATTGGTTGATATCTTCAAGAAAAAGTACCGGGAATCGCTTCAATAAATAAATGCACAAATAACCCTTGCAAAATTTGAATTTAATTTCGATTAGTGGATAATAGATATCAGACAGTATTTTCCATTTCATTTTTGATTCCATAAATAAGAGTATCGAAAGGGCTTGCGCTACGAGTGGAGATAAGCGCCACTCACTTATTAAATATTCCCCACAGATTAAACTGGTAGCGACCACGCCTGTAACAAGGTTCATTTGGGTATGGCTGAAACAATGCCGACTTCCGTAGTAATCCCGTGTTAAAAATCCTGTAATAAGGTTCACGGGTATTTCTATAACCCTTAACTGGAATAAAACCAAATGAACAATTTAAAATTAGTAGTAGATAATGTAACACCTTCTTTCAGTGGTTCCCTGGTAATGCACAACGGTGAACTTTGTATGTCCTCGCGTGATATTGCAGCATTCTTCGGTAAAGAGCATAAACATGTTCGTCGCGATATCAGAGAAATGCTTAACGGTGAAGGGATAGATGAGTCCAGAAATTGGCGCATCTACAAAGACAGCATGAACCGTGACCAAACCGAATACATGCTTAACGAAGTTTATTCGACTGCGCTCGGTATGTTCTATTCGTTGTCGTTAGGTGTTCAGATCGCTACCGAATGGAAACAACTCAAAGAGCAACAGCACAAGAAAACAATCGCGTTGCCTTCCCGTGCTGAACTTGCACAATGGGTAGTTGAAGCAGAACAGCAGATTGATTCACTCAAACTCGAATCGCATCAAAAATCTGTGTGTGGTTTGCCGATGTCGTCTATTCTCGCGACACGTAGCAATAAAGTCGCTAACGCGGCTTTTACATGGGCGGTTAATCAGAAATTCCTTCGTCAACGTTGGGAAGGGAATAAGGCAATTGGATACGACATTTTGCCAGCAGGTGAAAAATATTTCATCGATACCAGCGGTAACGCTCGTTATGGTCATGTTCAGGTGTTGCCAGCATTCCGTGAAGTTTGCCCTAAACAGTTTTTTCCGGGTTCTAAATAGATATACAAAGGCGGTCAGTTACCCGCATGGATAGCCCTCCCTAGCAAGGGCATCCACAAGATTACTTTTCGTTTTCCTGTTTTCGATTAGTGGTCTTGTGGATGCCTTAGACATGCATCGAAACCTTATAAATGTTAGTTAGTTTATTTTTTACCCCGGCCCTGAAAAGCTGGGGCTTTTTTTCGCAATAAATATTGGTCAGAAAGGAAGGAATTAATATGACCAACATTGATAAGCTAAAAAAAATATTTAAATCTTGTGCTCCTAATATTATACCGCCACCAATATTAGCCCCTAGTGAATGGGCCGAAAATAACCTTATTTTTGTCGATGGCCCATGTGCGGGCCAGAAGATGCGCTTGTTTTCTTACCAAGCCCAGATCTGTAATTCATTGATCGAAGGTAAGAAAAAAATCGTCATGAAGCTGCCAGCACAGGCAGGTAAAACGAACCTGATGAACGCAATGATCGGATATAAGATGTTCACCAGTGGTCATTCTTGTGCAGTTGCTCAATCAACCACACGCGAAGTCGGTTTATGGTTGAATTCGAAATTACTGCCAATGATCAATCAATCGGATTCATTGCGCTCGTTGATCACATCAAAATCATCAAAGGATTCTGTAAACAATCAGGCCCAAATTCAATTAACTAACGGTTCTTTTTTATACATGCTATCCCTCACCTCACCTTCACACCTTAGGGGTAAAACAATCGGAGGTGGTGTATTTCTTGACGAGGTGGACGCGGCACAGGAAAGCGAAAGTGAAGGAAATCCAATCCTTCTTGCCGAACAGCGGGTTTTTGCGTTTCAGGGTGAATCGCCAGTAGTTATCAGTTCCACCCCTACCACACGGCACGGGCCAGTTTCAGTTGAATATGACAAATCGGATAAGCGATTGTTCTTCTGTTCATGTCCCCATTGCCATAGCGAACAAACTCTTGAATGGGACAATGTGAAATTCGATTGGGAAGTCCAGCAAGGCAAACGGATCCCGATTGCTAAAGGTGCGAGGTATGTATGTCCTCATTGCCAGCAAGCATGGACGGAGGCTGAACGTATTCGCGCTATCGCTGGTGGTAAGTTCAGGGCTACCAATCCATCAAGTAACATCATTGGATTCCATATAACGCGATTGGTAAGCCCTCTGGCGACCGTTGAAAGTATTGTTCAGGATTACGCTGACGCTTATCAATCGTTCAGTTTACAGGTGTTCTACAACACATGTCTGGCAACTTCATATGATGATCTGAACGCAGATATTGATTGTTCAGAAATGGAAAAACTAGTTACGGATATTTCAGTTAAAAATATTCCTGATGATGTTGTGTTCCTGGTAGCTGGTGGCGACCAACAGAAAGACCGTTTAGAAAATACGTTAATTGGTGTGAGTGAAAAAGCGTTATATGTTCTGGATCATCGTAGTTTCTACGATATGGATTGTGAGAAACCGGACAGCCCCGCGTACGCCAAACTTATCGACTTCCTCAAAAGCGATTTTAGGACGGTTTCAGGCCAAAAAATCCCGATGTTGTTCGCAACACTAGATTCTGGAAACGGACGTGCTACACAAGCTGTTTACCGCAACTGTAACCGTTGGAAAAAGTTACACGCGATTAAAGGTAGTTCATCGGCTACGGCACCGACGATACCGCTTCAACCAACAAGAACTGGTGGACAGGAATTATATGTTTTAGGCGTATCTCAACTTAAGTATAAAACTCAAGAAATTATTAACCGTAATTTGAAAGGTGATGCACCTACCAAACTTGTATTCAGTAATACCCTAGCGGATGACTATTTTGAACAGTTAACAGCGGAAGAGTTAAAGCGGGTTGGGAATGGTGCTAAATGGGTATTGAAAAAAGGAATCGACAGAAACGAGGCATTAGATACGTTTTGTTATGGATTGGCAGCAATGGAATTGGTTTTAAAAGGCATCAAACAGAACCCGTGGAAGCGCCTCAGAGAATACAAAGCAAAAATTAACACTGATGTATTACCTGAATCCGAAAAGCCCACAGAGGACGATTTAGACCAGCCAGATCCGCTAAAACCAATAGCAACCAGGGAACCCGAACAACAAAAGAAAACGTTGAAACCGGATCGTCCTGTAATACGCAGACCGCAACAACCCGGATGGATAAAACGGCGCTAAAAACATCAATAAATAGTCCTATATGATCAACAGAATATAGGGCTTTTTTATGACACCACAAATTACAGTCAGAAAAGGACAACCGATCACTTTTGACGGACAAGAAGATGCGGAGTCCTTTTCTGTTATTGACGAAAATGAAACCACGTTATACGCGAAAACTAACAGCAAAGAACCAGTAATTACTATTCCATCCGGTCAATTACCGCCGGGGAAGTATTTGATCACTTCGCTTAATCATAGCGGCGACATTATCAGAATCATTCCGCTAAAAGTTATCGGACTATTCGAAAAAGAAGACCGGATCGACACCTTACGCGAACAATTAACCCTGATTGATAAAGTTATCAGTGCAAAATTAGCAGATGATCAAGGGGTATTAGCCCAATTATCGATTAATTCAAAAACGCTGGTGTTCTCTTCACTCGCTGATCTGGTGGCGTTATCGGATTCACTCAGGATGCAATTAGCCCAGGCGGTAAGAACCAAACGCGCTAAACAGGGTAAATCCCCCATGACCGCGATCAAAATTAAATTCACAAGGGATTAATCATGTTTAATTTTTTTAAACGTTCCAAAAATAAACCGAAACAAAATATTTTAACGCCGGATACGCCTAAACAGCACAGGCAATTTAAAAAATCAATGATGCGAGTAATTAGCCCTGTGGGATCCGGTTTTTTTAAACGGGCATTGGGTATTAACACCGACAGGATCGCGGGTTCAAGTTCTGAAGGTATCACCGCACCGATTAACCGATCCATTGGCGCATATCAACAACAGAAAATTATGTTCCAGGCTCGTGATCTCGTTGTGAATAACCCTCTAGCGGCTAACTATATTCGTGTTGTTACTGATGGTGTAGTAGGTTCTAAAGGCATTAATCCAACGGTTTCGCTGGTAAACCGAAAAGGCGAACTAAATATTAACCTAAATAAGCGTATCAGCGATGAATGGTTGAAATTTGCCGAAAATCCACAACGGTTTTCACTGAATAAACGTTTTACCTTTAAACAATTTTTGCGCGAAGTGAGCAAGGCCCGAATTATCGACGGCGAAACCTTTATCCGTATTCATCGTTTCAGAAAAGGAATGAAGGTTGAAATCATTCCGTCCGAACGAATTGACCGCAATTTGACTAAGCAAGGCGAAGAACCAGATACCGTAATTTATCAGGGTATTGAATTTGACGTTGACACCAATGAAGTTGTTGCTTACTGGCTGCGTGACTTTGACATTTTAACGCAGACATATTCCGCAACGAGTGAACGAGTAGACGCTGATGAAATACTTCATCACTTTGACGGGGTATTACCTGATTCTTACCGTGGGGTAACTGATTTTGTTGCCAGCATGAATCTAATGAACCACCTGAACGATTTTACTTTCGCGTCCCTGGTGCAGAAACAGATCACGGCTGCGTCAATGACTTTCCTCGAACGTGACAAGAACCAGGATCAATTGCTGGATGATGACGAAGGTGAACACCAGGAAATCACACAGGAAATGTCACCAGGTCTGATCATGGAACTCCCGGCAGGGTATACCGCTAAATCAGTAACTGCTAACAGCAACGGTGACAGCTATGAAACGTTTGCAGAAGCCACCATTGAACAGATCGCCGCTGGCCTGGGTGTTTATTCAAATGCGCTCCTGAACTCAACTAAGAACGTCAATTTTAGTTCTGCCAGGTTCGGACAGCTTCAGACTAACGCCAGGTTCTCAATTTTGCGGGATAAATTAATCGAACAAGTAATTATTCCGTTATTCGAAGAATTTTTGCGGTGCTGTATTGACGATGACGTTTTACCGCTGAAACAACAGGCAGTAGACGACATTATTTTTAACACTACGTTCTCCGGCGAAGGAATGAAGTCTGTAGACCCAATTAAAGAATATCAGGCTTACGAAGTGGCTGTTCGTAATAAATTCATGAGTAGACACGAAGCAATTATAGCTATCGGTGGCGATCCGCAAAAAGTGGATGAAGAAATCGAAGCCGATAAACAAACGGTTCAGGAAGAAATTATTGAACCTGAAAATGTTCCCGAAAATGAACCTATAAATAACGATGTGATTCAGCAATAAGGATAACACATGAATAAACTCCGGCGAAGTTTGCCGGGGTTGTCTGCTGGTGGCGATCAAGAACAATATATTTTTGATGTCGCGTTTTCTGATGAAACCCCGGTTCAACGGGAATTTCTGGATGAAAACGGATACCCAATTATTGTTAACGAAATCTTATTACATGACAACCCGGCAAAAATCGATTTATCACGGCTTAATAACGGCGCACCGCTTTTATATCAACATAACCACGATTTACCAATCGGAAAAGTGGTTGAGGGTTCAGCACGAATTGATCCCGATGGTGTAGGACGTTGCCAGATTCAGTTTAGTGCGGTAAGTGACCTGGCTAATGAAGTTCGTCAACTGGTTTTAGAAAATATCCTCCAAAAAATTTCTTTTGGATATGAACTCACCGAATACGAATTAAACGGCGATGATCTCACGGCTTATTTTGCACCGTATGAAGTATCTATTGTTTCCGTTCCTGCTTCGGACAACGTAGGAATTAACCGTAATAAACCTGAAAAAAGCCAAATAAAACTGGCTCTAAATAAACATATACAGCGAAACGCTGAAACCAACAAAGAGAATTTAAAAATGGCTGATGAAGTTATCAAAGAAGAAGTAGTTGAAGAAGTAGTTGAAGAACTGGTTCTGACCGACGACGAGATCGAAGAAATTCGTAAAATGCGCGCAAAACGCGAAGAAGAAGTTGCTGAAGAAGAAATCGAAGAAGAAAAAATTGAACTGACCGAAGATGAAGTTCGCTCGATTAAAGCAGCCCGCGAAGGTAAACGTTCTAAACCTGTTCGCACTGTGCGTGTTACCCGTAGCGCTCGCGATACCGAACAAAATCTTATGAAGGATTACAATCTGGGTAAAGCGATCCGCGCGAAAATGAACGGTAGCGCTCTGAACGGTCGCGAACTCGAAGTTCACCAGGAACTGGCCCGTAATGCAGTTTCTAACCACGGCGGTATTTTCATTCCTGGTAATGCTCTGGCTCGTGCTGCTGGCGCTGGTGTAACCGCAACCAAAGTAGCGAAGATCACCCCGGATGGTCTGGATATGTCCTCGTTCCTTGACGTGGTGCTGCAACGTTCCGTTCTGGGTCGTCTGAACATCACTAAATACGATAACCTGACTACTCCGCTGACTCTGCCGAAAATGACCAAAAACGCGGTTGATGCCTTTGGTTGGGTTGATGAGAACGGCGCAGGCCCGGAAACTGATATTGCGGTCGAAAGCTTCACCATGACCCCGAAAAACTTCTCCGGTGGTATTCCGATGTCCAAATACAGTCTGCAAACTGTACCGGATCTGGAACGTATCGTTGTTGAACACATTATGCGTGGTTCCCAGATTGCTCTGGAAAAAACCTTGTTCGCCGCTGCTGGTGCAAACGCGAAGAACGCGCCGAAATCGATCAACGACATGTTCGCCGCTACCGCGCTGAAATCTACCACTTGGAAGTATGAAGAAATTCTTGCTGAAATCGCGAAAATGCGTGATCTGGGCTTCTATGAGTCTATGACTTGCGTAATGACCGACGCAACCAAAGCGGCTCTGATGACCACGCTGAAAACTGCGGGTGTACCGGGTTACATCGTTGATGAAGTAAGTAACACCATGTGTGGCCTCCCTGTTGAGACTACTGGTCTGGTTGGAGACGGTAAAATTTATGTCGGATCATGGGACAATATTGTTCTGGGTTCCTGGGGTTCTGTTGAACTGGATCTGGACGACACAACCTACCGTTCACAGGGCGCGATTGTTCCGCGTATCTGGCTGAACGCTGACGTTGGTTACCGCCACGACGACGCGATTAAAGTGCTGACCCCGAAAGCGGGCACCACTAACCCGTAATAGAGTTTCTCTCTAATTAGCGCTCCTTCGGGGGCGCTTTTTTTATGTCCGTTAAATAAGAAAATATAAGAGGACATTTTTATGATTAAATTTAAACAGAGTCAGATCGATAATCTTTTAAAATTTGGCGACGATTTTCAAAAAGAAGACGGATCGAATGTTCGCGCAATTTACGAACAGTCTTTAATTGAGAACCAGAGCCAGATTTCGCAAACCACTAAACTAACTTGCCAACAAGGGAAACTTGCGCAAAACGATATTGTAATTATCAATAATAAAAGATATGAAGTTGGTTATGTTGACGATGATAATTCAGGGATTATCGATGCACATTTGAACTTTAAAGGCGACGGGGTGAAACGTGGAAAATACATCTAATACACTCCCTCGAATCCAGATTAAACGAAAACTTGAATCGATAATGGCTGACGACTGGAATTTAAAAGTCGTTGACCAGTTTAAAGCAGGAGTTAAACAAGAAGTTCAAACCTGGGTGGTGGGATTAACAGAATCTTTTCAACCGATCCAGTTAAATTCAAAGTCAATGATCGCAACGTTAACCGTTGATGTTGTCGTATTTTCAGAGATAAACGAAACAGGTGTTCACCAGGTTATTTCAAAATTGATGGATCTCTCCCCTTCCCTTTTCGCTGATGAGATTAAGATTAATTCAATTAATCCAGTTAGTTCTGATACATCTTATATCGATGAAGCAAGCGATGGTCATGTTATGGCATCTGTCACACTTGAATTCTCATATTACTACAAAAGGAATTAATAAATGCTTCCTATTACAACACCTGTCGATCCGAAATTAAAACCGGATATTTTTTCTGGTGCGGTCGGGACGGTAGCAGTAAGCGATGATGTTACCGATACTCCAACAGTTACAGATCCGAAATTTGTTAATATCAGTAATGTTGTTTCTTTTCCTTCGTTAGGTAGACAGACTGAGGTTCAGGAAATTGAAACGTATGATTCTGACTTCGCTTCCAAACTGGTCGGGAATCAGTCGCTAAATGATGTGGAATTGTCGGTCTATATCAATCCGAACGGCGATCACACTCATCAACTGTTAGACGATGCAATTTTGAATAAAACCGATCTCAGGTTTAGGAACACATACGAAATGAGCACGGGTGATCAGGCAAAAGTTCATTACTACGAACTTTATGAAGCGGTTCCGGTAGCCTCCTATGATTCAGGTGGCGATGATTCTGCTGTAACCCGAACGTATACCCTTAGCGTAACGAACGCGCTTGAATCGGGTGTAATGCGTGTTGGTGATCCGTTGTTAACTGGTGACTTCGGCGTTGGTGCTGGTACTGATGACTTTCCCGGCGTCCTGGATACCAACAAACTATCCGGGAACCGGTTCTTACAGTTCAGGGCAACTGATACAAACAATCCGTTTGGGGCTGGCGCTGCTGCAATCGCGGTACAGGACTCAGAACAGGCTGGTTCGCAACTTGTAATCAACTGTTCAGGTTCGCCTTTCATCCGGGTTCGTAACATCACTGGCGACGGCTCTAAAACTGACTGGTACAAGGTTTACACCAGCGCGGACAAACCTACCCCGAACGAGATCGGCGCGGTAAAACTTACTGGCGATACCATGAGCGGCGACTTAACCGCGCCAAACGTCACAGCAACGAACGCATTAACAGCCAACACACTGACGGGCAAAACATCGGTTACGGTTGGTGTAGATGGTGCTAATGCTACAAGCAGTATCAATATGTTCGCGGGTAGTTCCTCCAGCTCCAAAAACAACTGGAAATTGCTTACCGATAAGGTTGATTCTTTGACCATCGTGGGCGGGACAGCCAACACCACAAAATTCACTTCTGCTGGTGACGTAGCTGTTTTGCGTGACGTTTCCGTTGGGCGAAATCTGGGGGTTACTGGTGATGTTTCCGTTGGTGGGGTGAAAGCTGTTACGGTAGACACAGATAACATAGCGTTTGGTGATACCAATAAAAACGTTCAGTTGAGATCCACACTGGCGGCAGGCTGGAACGGGATCACAATGAGCTATGACGGCGGCACTGATACCGCGATCATGCTTAACGAACGCAACTATCAAAACGCGGTCGATAAAACACATGTTAAAAAAACTGGTGATACCATAACTGGTAATCTTGTTATTAACCAGAATAATACGGCTATTCGTTTCACGTCTTCCAATAACCGTGGATATGTTCAGGCGGGTAACGTAGCGGGGGCAACCGATCCCAACATTCAAACGTTGTGGCTGACAGGATATAACGGAGTCGATTTAACCGAATTCAATATTAAAACGGCTGCTTCAAATTACGCTAACATTAAAATTAACGGCAACGCAATTTATCACGCTGGTTACAGACCTTCAGCGGCTGATATCGGTGCTATTGATTTGAATGATGTAATCGATCTCGGATATTTGTAACCATAAATACCCGTATATGATAAACGTATACGGGTAAATTATATGGCTAAAATTCAAATGCGCCGAACTAAAACAGCGGGCCAAAAACCTACTGCGGCGCAAATTCTCGAAGGTGAATTACTTGTTAATTTACCTGATCGCAAGATTTACACAAAAAATGATGCTGGCGGTATTATCGAACTCGGTAATCCAGAAACAGCGGACAAATTAAACGTTGCTGGTAATCTGGAAGCTGGTGGCGCAACTGCCCTAAACGGTGGCGCAACAATCGCAAATAAAGCGAATATTACGGGCGCTGCTGCTGAATTGACAATTGGTAGTGGTAATGCAATCCCTACAATTAAAATGGGCGTCACAGCTTCAAAATCGCACCAGATTAAGGGCAACGGTAACGACTTAGAAATCACCGCTGATCGTGTGAACATTACCAACGGTAAAGTTGTTCTGAATCCGGGCGGGGCAAGTGAGATCCAGGGTAAAAGCAATAACAAAATTTTCTCTGATGATGGCGCGGGTAACGTTACAATCTCCGCTTCTAAAAACGGTGCGACCATTGGCGATCTTGAAATTGGCTCAAATAGCAACGGACACAACACACGCAACGTTAAATTGCGCTCTCCGTTAGTCAACAGCAATAATGAAGTAATCATTGACGCAAACGGCAAAGTTAAATCATCAATGTTGGATATTGAATACACAACCCCTGATGATGTTGCCAGCGAATATTACACTAAAGCCCAATCGGATAATAAATATCAATCAAAGGCTGATACAGTAGCGAATAACTATACTAAGACGCAGACAGATGCGGCGTTTTTAAAGAAAGCTGATGCTAGTGTTACATATTATTCGAAGACAGAAGCCGATAACCGATTCATTTCGACTGCGGGAAACCTGCATTCTGATGGTTATATCCTGAGTAAAGCGGTTGATGGCACTGCCAGCACGTCCGATACGTCGATGAAATATTCCGGCTTCTACCGCATGAACCAGGCGGCAAACGCATTAAACGGATTAAATATTCATGTTGCGCACCCTGAAAAAAATGATGCCTCATATTCTCGCGGTATTAGTTTTGAATACGGCAACAACGGGAATAAAGCATACGTTTACCGCTATGATGCAGACGGCGATTTTGTAAAATCGGCAAAAATTTATACTGAAGATGACAAGCCGACATTACAGGAACTCGGCGGCGGTGCTCTCGGCGGTGATGTTACTACTGCTTACGGTTTAACCAGTACCGGAACGGTGCGGGCTAAACAACTGGACGCAACCTATCGCGCATCGGTGCAACGGGCAGACGGCACTAATTCCCCGTATTTTCGCATCATTAAAACGGATGTAATCTCTACTGATGAATTGCCAACGGCTAACCAGTCATTAGGGAACATCGGTTTTCAGGAAGGTTCAAAGACTACCGATCCTTATGGTGGCCTTGTTCGCGCTAACGTTAGCTCAACTGTGAAAACCACTGGTGGGGCGGTGTTGTATCTGGACGCGCGTGATATGTCTGGCACTGTTAAAAACCGTATCACCCTGGATACTGATTCCGCTACTACGTCGATCACTGGCGCGTTTACATCGAGCGGCACTAATACCCTGGGAACGACTACAACAGGCGCATTAACGTCCAGTTCGGTAACGTCTAATGATACGATCACCGCTAAATCAAAACTGGTATTGAATAGTGGATCTGATACTGCAAACGGCATCGAGATCGGCAGTCTGACTAATGCGACCGCGCCATATATTGATTTTCACACTGATGGAATCAGCACTGATTACAATATCCGGTTGCAGGCCAGCGGCAATGAATTCCGTATCATCGGCATGAACAATCTGACGTTAAACGCTAAAACTGTAACGTCTATCGAGCTGCATGATGCAGCGGCGTCCCAGATCAAAATGGCTCGCGGTGCAACGATTCTACGTGACCACAACAACGGTGATGTAACGTTGTCCGGTGGCTTGAAAACTGATGGTATCAGCGCGGGTGATCTGTATCTGGGTTATAACTCTGCGGGTGCGGCTTACACCAACTCGGTGCGACTCGAAAGCCCGATGAAATGGAAAGGAGCCAACGAACTTGTCAATAGCTCCGGCAAATTAGTCGGCGCAAGTCTGGATACTGCTTATTTGCCTTTAACTGGTGGTTCTTTAAGTGGAAATATTGGTACAAGTGGCAACGTTAACGCCGGATCATTTACTACCCCTGGTGGTATGACTGTTTTGGGTACTGCTCAAATGGGCGTAGTTAACGCTTCGGGCAACGTTAACGCCGGATCATTTACTACTCCTGGTGGTGCAACTATTCAAGGTTTGGCGCAATTAAATGCCGTAACAACCACGGATTTAGTGTCTCTTACTGGCTCACTACGTACTCGCGCCGCTTCAAACTGTCATGTGTGGTTTGAAAATAATACAGGTGCTGAACGTGCGTTAATTTGGGCGGATACTAGCAACAACTTAAACTTTAGATCTACTTCCGGTTTAGTTCAAACATCAATGAGATTAGATGTTGGTGGGGGTATTTGGTCTAAAAATGGTGATATTTCTACTTTTTCTGTTGATGCAACTCAAAACTGTCATGTATGGTTTAAAAATACAAACGGTGCTAACCGGGCAGTTATTTTCGCAAATAAAGATAATAACTTATTTTTACAACCGAGTGGTGGTTGGGTTGATTTTAGCGGGGCAAGATTAAACTCTATCCATACTATTACTACCAATAGTGACATTACCGCTGGCGGTGGCTGGATTACCACATCTGGACGTATTCAAGGTGGTGAAACGTGGTCAAATGGTAATATTGTTGCTGGTAATGGTAATGCTGTTTTAGCATCTGACGGTAATATTAACGCCCCTGTATGGGAAGGTGGTTGGTTATCAATCCATATTGAAAACCGTGCTCGTGCTCATGCTGATGAACGTGCAGCGGCATGGGCTAGACAGGAAGTTGCTTCGGCAATAAATGCGGTTAGATTTGCTAGTGTAACAACAATGCCTGCATCAGCAAGCAATGCTGGGTATCAAACAACTCCATCCGGTGCTGTTCAATGTGGTATGGTTCCAAACGGTAATTCCTGGAGCATAAGATATAAATACTTACAGGTTCATTTTCCTAGTACGGGATGGGTTTATTCTAAAGATATTTGGGGCGATGCATGATTCATTTAAAAAATATTAAAGAATACGACCGGGATGATTTTCCCGGTATTTTCTTCTTCAGATCGGAATGTGGTTCTGACTGGTATGAAACCAGAAGCAAGTTTAAAAAAGAAACATGGAAAGTTGCATATTTTGACGATGGTACAATATATTGCGTTCATAAAGATCCTGAACAAATAAGACCGCTTGAAAACAGTAACATATTAGAAATGAAAGAAATCCCTGAAACTTTGACACCAGACACGGTTTATAATTTCAAATGGGATGGAAAAAAATTCATTGAAAATAAACACATTCAGGTAGAGATACAACAGGATCACTTGCTTTTAATTAGCGCTCAAATTGAAGCGCTCAAAGATAAAATTGAATTTGGCACATCAACGCAAGAAGACGAAGCCAGATTACTTGAACTAAGAAAACAGCGCTCCGAACTCGTATAAATACAGGGGGAATTCTCCCCCTGATAAATTTAAAGGTTTATAAAAATGGCAAATGATATCTTTGCAGGACTTTACGCAGATATTTTCTTTTCAGAATCTATCGAAAATCAAAATATTAACGGCCCGGATTTCACAAAAATTAAAGAACTTTCCGTGTGGCCTGAAACCGGGATCGAACGTTCAAGTATCGAAGTTCCCAATTTTTCCAGCCCAATTTCTCGTAAACTGGTAGGCCGCGCAAGTATTCCAGATGTATCGTTCTCGGTGAACTATATTCCGGGTGAAACCACTCATGAAGCATTACGCGCTATGGCTGAAACCGGTTCGCGTGGTCAATTCAAAATCGTTTACTGGACGGATGAAACTTTAACTTTGGGTGTGGCTAAAGTGTTTAACGGTTTTATTACCAATTCTGGTTTTACTGGTGGTTCGGACGCTGCGGTAACTTTGAACTTCACCCTTACTGTCGATAAACAGGTAGCTACTGGAGTCATTGATAATACCTTAACTCCACCCTCTTCTGGTTCTGGCGCTGGTTCTAACCCTTAATGTTTTTAAACGCTACTTCGGTAGCGTTTTTCTTATAAATATTATCAAAGTAACTATTACGGAAAAACAAATGAATACAGATAAAATGATGCTCGATTTATGCCCCCCGCGTAAATCTATCACTATGGGTGAGCACACCTTTTATGCACGTCCGATGATGATGAAAGAATATATCGATCACATCACCAACCCTAACAAAGAAGACCGTGACGAACTTACTATTTTACGTTGCATTATTGACGAAAACGGAAAACCGGTATTTACCGATATCGAACAGATTAAACGTCTGTATACTGTTGCACGTTCGAACCTGATCAGCCTTATTTCTGAAGTATCTATCGTGATGGATCTGGTTGAATTCGAAAAAAAGTCAGAAGCAACCCCTTCCTGAGTTTTAAGTATCGTTTGATGCTTCGTAAAGGATTAACTTTCGAAGAACAAATGAATCTTGATCTAGTTACTTTTTTCGAACTTCATATATTCGATATGTATATTGAACCACAATCACCTGTTGTCACTGATACCCATTTTGCACTGTTGCAGGATGCCATTTACCGATCATCCGGGAACATGACAAAACAGGGATTGAAATCAATGAAAGTAAGCGATTTCCGGCTTATTCCAGTTGACCGAATTTTTAAATCTAAAGAAGAAATTGAAGAAATTAACAAGGCAAAAACGAAGAAACATATGGCTGGTATTTTAGCGGGTATTTCGGATCAAGACCGTCAAAAACTGGAAGCCTTAACGAAAAAGAAAGGGGTTGTGAATGGCGAATAATAACAATCACAATATTAATATTAACGCTAATATTTCCGGTCTTGCCGATGGTGTTAACGGTGCGGAACGATTATTAGATAGCCTGGCAAATCAGGCTACGGATCTGAATGGTGTCCTGGGTTCACTCGGTCGGGGCATCAGTAGCGCCGGGGGGCTTTCTCCGGCTTTCAGGTTGTTAGGTGGTTCGTTGGGTGTTGCTGCTGCGGGTATTACCGCGTTAATGGCTTCTGCTCAGAAAGTTAACGAGCTTGATCAGATGGCACAAACCGCGCGAATGACTACGGACACACTCCAACAGCTAAAAGCTGAATTCGGTGATACCGGGATGGAAATGTCCAAATTTGCCGATATGAACAAAGATGCCCTGAAAAACTTCGGTGCGGCGGTTCGTGCTGGCGGCGGTATCGCTGACGAAATGAAAAAGTACGGTTTAAAACTGGAAGACTTCACCGCGCATATTGCAGGTGCAAACGGCGGTATCAACGCAACGATCAGCCTGTTCTACAAGATGCGTGAAGCGGGTGCATCCATATCCGAAATTAGTGCTTCAATGGAAGCATTAGCGGGCGGTTCGTCGGAAATGATTTCGCATTTGCAGACGTACCAGACCGAACAGGAAGCGTTGAACGCAGTAGGTAAACAATCAGTAAGCGTTACCGAAGATTCTGTTAAGGCGTTCAGAGAACTTGGATCGCGACTTAACGAATTCCAGGAAGCGTCTTCTTCCGCTCTGGCTAACGGTTTAGCCCCCTTCGCCCAAAAGATGTCCGATTTGTACGACTGGTGCAAAAAGGTTAAAGGTGAACTTGCTGAAGTTAAGGAAAAAATGCCCGCTGCGGCGTTTACTTTAACAGGCATGGGCGGAAACTATGATTTTGGACACAAATCGAAAGCACAGTTAGACGAAGAAAAATTCCAGAAAGACATGGAAGCGGCACGGGAAAAAGCTGAAAAGAACTTTCAGCAAAACCAGAAAGACATTGCCGCACGTAAAGAAGCCGAAGCTGAAGCCAAACGAATCAACGATGAGATCGCCAGGGTCAACGCTGAAAAAGCGGCAGCGGAGAAAGAAAAAGCTGATAAGGCTGCAAAAGCGGCAGCGGATAAAGCGGCTCGCGAAGCTGCGACGGCTGCTGAAAAAGCCAGGCGTGAAGAAGAACAGCGCCAGAAAGAGTATGAGCAATGGAAAAAATCATCGTTTGATGCGTTAAACAAACTTACCATTGATTCCTATTCCTCACAGGCCGCTACTATTTCCAGCGCCCAGAGCAAGCTCCAGGAATCGTTCAAATCGCTGGATGATCTGTATAAGCAGAATTTGATTTCTGAAGAAGATTACCACGCAAGAAAAGCTGCACTGCAAAATGCTTACTCTGAAAACTTCGGATCATCTGTTCTGGGTATGAACCTTGAAGAAATTGAAAAAGTTCAGGAAGCGTCCGAACTTGCTTATACAAGGGATCTGGAAAACCTTCAGAACTCATATGAGCAAAAGTTGATAGCGCTTGAAGAATTTGAAGCCCGAAAAGCAGCCATTATCAGCGCCCACAGCGAACGCGAAAGGCAGATTGATAAAGCCACGAACGACGCGAAGAAACAGCAATATAGCGATTATATGACCGCTGCAAGCGGTATGCTTGATGCGTTCGGGGGCCAGTCTAAAAAGGCCGCTGTTTTATCATTTGCGCTTCAAAAAGGGCAAGCCATTGCCGAAGCTACAATGTCGGCTTATACAGCATACGCCGATGGTGTTTCAAAGGGTGGTTGGGCTGGTTTCATGCTTGCTGGTTCCAAAATGGCGGCAGCGCTTCAACAGGTAGCATCAATTAAATCTACCAAACTTTCGGGTATGGCTCATGACGGTATCGACTCGATCCCGCGAGAAGGAACCTGGTTGTTGGATCGGGGTGAACGTGTGGTGGACAAACGCACCAACGCCGACTTAAAAACTTTCCTCGAAGATTCTGATTCTGGTGGTCAACCTATCACGATTAACGCACCACTGAATATTTCGGGTAACGTTAATTCTTCGGACAAAATGGTTATGGATGCGCTCAAAAAACATCCACAGGAAATCCGGCGACTGGTTGACGATGCAACAAGGCGATCAATGTAGCCCCTAAATATTGGTAAATACTAAGGGGCTTATTATGGCAGTTGATATCTTCAATAACTCAAAAATTAAAGTCGGGGCAGCGGTTAAATCTGTTGCCCCGTTTATTCAGAATAAAAATGCAAACGGATCCGTTACCAGACGATTTCCGGGCATACAGTATTATCAGATGGATCTGGATATTTCTTTTCAGGCAGAAGACCAGAATCTTTTTGATCAGTGGATGGCTGAATATCGTTACGGCAAACCGTTTACTTTCCCCCTCTCCCGCTCTGTTAACATGAAATACAGAGGGAAACAGACAACAGCGATTACTACCACAACCGCACCAACAGCCGGGGGGCGTGTCGTTGGTATGTCTGCTGAACTTGAGCCAGGAACTAAATTTACCTTTCAGAATCATTCAAAGGTTTATGAAATTGTTTCTTATGATGCAACCGCAAAAACCGCAACTATTTTCCCTAATCTTCGCCAACAGGTTCATGCGGGTGAAATCGTCAGATACCAAAACCCGGAATTAACGCTGATGCTTACCACTGGAACAATTGATATTCCGTTGACTCAGATTGTCCAGATCTCGTTAGAAGCAACAGAGGTGATGTAATGGACATTATCCAGTCATTTAATAATCTTTGTTCTAATGCTGACTTCATCAATGTTTACAATGAACGGATGGGAACAAATTTAAGTAAGCTCACGTTAAAGCATGTGTTTTCAACAGGCAGTTTTTATCATTGTGTAAGTATTAAATTCGCTGATGGTTCCGGTGAATTGCGCATTTGCGATGGTTATCACGACATCATGTTTAATAGCCAGTTGTATATTGCAAGTGGTGATTTTCTGGATGTTCAGAACAGTCCAGAATCGAAGGAAATCAACAATAACGGAATGAGTGTTAAAGTCTCTAACGTTCGCCCTGAATATGTTCAGTTGATCCGTAATAAAAAATTTGACCGGGCAATAGTCACAATCACAATGGTTTTTTTATCACCGCAAACAGGACAAGTTCAGACTTCTTTCGGTGTATTCCGTGGTCAAATCGATTCATCAACTATTCGAATCGATTATACATCAGAAGAAGAAATTACATCTGAAACCGAAGTCAAAATTAATAACTTCTGGGAAGTTCTGAATAAATCCGCAAGGTATCACGCTTCCGATGGTGTTCATCGCTCATACGCTGGAAACAGTAACGATACCTTTTTTCAGAAGATCGGAAAATGGAATTCAGAAGCTAACTGGATGACTAAAAAATAATTTATAAATACGGGTATACACCTTTTAAAGGATATACCCATGTTTCAAAAACAAGCACAATTAACAGATTTTATTAATTCACTAATCGGCAAACCGCTTGAATACGGTGTTGTTGATTGCAATATCGCAACGCTCAAAGTTGTTGATATCCTTTTCGACACCGATTATTACACCAAATTATTCCAGAAATATTCTGATGTTAAATCAGGGTATGCACTCGCACGGAAAGAAATCGGTTATACCAACGCAGTTGATTTCCTCAAAAAATATTATCACGAAACTGATACACCGTCAGACGGTGGATTAACTATTAAAAAAATTAAAACCGGACGCTTTAACGAATATCACATTGGAATTGTTTATTCCGGTTTCGTTCTGACTGTCAAGGATGGAGTGTTTCAGATGGTTCCGTTATTTGATACCGAATACGATTTGTTATTGGGGGTGAAATAATGCCACCAGTCATTATTGCGGCTGCTGTTGCTGCTGCGTCCGCTGCTGCTGCTGCGTCAATGGCGGCGCTTGCCACTACCGCAATCGTTGCAATCGCTGTTGCTGCGGCTGCTGTTACTGCCCTGGTAACTTATCAGGCAATGAAACAAACTGTCCCAAAATTTAACTCGCCTGATTCAGCTTCGACAATTGGGACAAGCACAGATCCTAAATCAGTAGTTCCGGTTGTTTATGGTAACTCGCGTGTTGGTGCTATTTGCGTTTATAAAGATGTTAAAGGAACCGGGAAAGTAAAAGATGATATGTTCCTTGTTTCAATCTATGCAATTTCGTTAGGCCAGATTGACAGTTTCAAAAACCTGTATCTGGATAATAAAAAGATTCTCGCTGATGGCGTTTATCGTGACGGTGTTGTCTCCTCTAATAATATTCTGTCGAACTACCGGGATGTTGTTCAGGTTGAATTTAGTGTAGGTGCTCCAGACGGAAAACACTTAACTCTGGCTTCACAATATCTCGGCACGGATAAATGGCCTTTAACAAATACTGGTAACGGCATCGCAACGTTATGTATTGTCCTGAAGAAAACACAGGACGCGTTAACATCGGGTGTTGATATCCTTCAGCCTAATTCACAGGTTGCGGTTGATCTTTCCGGGACACTCATTACCGATTTAACTAATGGCACTCGTTGGGCTTCAACAAATGGCGCTTCTCAGGCTGTAGACTATCTGACCAATACTAACTACGGTTTAGGCGTTCCGCTTGATAATATCGATCTGGATTCGTTTAAGGCTGTTGCTGTTCAAACCAGTAGTTTTTATTCTCATGGTTCGACTGATCCGAACAGCTCATTCAAAAGTAACTTATCCGATCTGTGTTTAGGTTTTGGTGGAGTAATCTTTGAATCATTTGGCAAACTGGTTTGTAAACTAGACGGCCCGGACGTTGTAAAATATTCTTTCGATGAATCCAATATTCTCGCTTCCAGTGTTGAATATACTGATGGTTCAACTACCGATTATTTTAATACGTTAAACGTTGCTTTCAACGATCCCAACGCTGATTACGCACAGAACATTTTGCGTTACCCGTCCGATCCTAACAGCGATCCGGTAATTGCAAAAGATGGTCGAATTATTGCAAAAGACGTTACTTATCGTTTTGTAAAGGACACAGCCCAACTTGATAAATTATCAAGTATTGAACGTAATAAATGCAAGTTAACCCAGACGCTTTCTTTTGCTACTGCTGACGCTTACACCCTTCAGGTGTGGGACGTGATTAAATTCAGCAATGATGAATTGCAACTGAAAGACGCTTTGTTCCGTGTAACTTCGATTACCCGAACAATGGAATCTGGAATGGCTGGTTCATTACAGGTAACGGCGGTTGAATATAATTCACAGATTTATACTGATATGGATTATGCGGTCAAACCGGACAATACTGGTTCAAGCATTTCAACCAACCTGAAAACACCTTATAACTTTAAGGCGATGGCAACAGGTGAAACCGTATACGGCAAAAACGTTCTGTTAACGTGGGATTGCGATCACGACTTCAACCGTTATCAGTTCTTCGTTCAGTATAAAGAATCAGGTTCAACATACTGGACTAGTATTGGTTCGACTTCTCAGTATAGTTTTACTATTACCGGGCTGAAAACGGGTGTGAATTATGATTACCGTGTTTGTGCTGCTGGTTTATATTATCAATCCGATTGGGTAACAATTAATAATCAGAATCCTGATGTGACTTACACCCTGCCCGCTCCAAACGTTAAATTGCGCAACGCGACTACAAACGGCGGATTAATAACAACCGATACCGATTTCTTTTTTGAATGGGATGATCAGTCAACTCTGGATGTTGATGTCAACGGCGTTAAGCAAAAATTTGTTGATGTTTTTGATAAATACCAGATTCGGGTTACTGCAAATAACACAACGTATACCTATTTCACCCATAATATTTCGTGGGCTTATACTTTCGGGATGAACCAGAGTAATACGCTTTCCCGTGAAATTAAAGTTGGTGTTAGCGCTGTTGGTTTTGGCGGGATGAAATCAACTGAAACGGTATTAACTGTTAAGAACGAACAACACAAACCCCTTGAAGGTTTTGTTGCTTCCGCTGGCTATGGTTCCATTTTTACCCGGTGGATTGACTCGGATGAGACGGACTATGCCGGGGTAATTATTCAGACTGCTACCGATGCGAACTTTACCCAGAACCTACAGATCCACCAGTCAAGAAACGCTATCGAACTTGCAACGATTCATTTATCTGATGGTTCGTATTATGTTCGCGGCGCTGCGTTTGATATGTTTGGGATCGACGGGGTGATTTATGGGGCCGCTCAACATATCGATTTACAGTCACACGTTGACTGGACAGCCCAGGATAAAGACGCCCTTGAAGATTTCCTTAACATAGAAGCACAGTTCGAAGACATGGCAGCGAAAACGCTACAACAGGCGAACGACGCTTTACAGGTAGAAATTGGCAATTTGCACACAAACATTACCAACGACTACAAGCGGGACATTGCCGCCAGCGCAACCGATTTAAAAAGCATTGTTCAGGATGGTGACGCTCTGGTTACTTCCAAACTGAACCAGGTTAAAACCGACGCCGAAAACGGTTTAGCCGCTGCGGTTACTGATCTGACCAAAGCAATCAACGATGGTGATACAGCGCAAGGAACAGCACTACAAACGGTTAAATCGGGTCTGGAAGACCAGATTACCGCCGAAGTGAATACGCTCAACCAGACTATTACCACGAAGGATACAGCGCAAGGCACAGCCCTACAGCAAGTTAAATCGAACGTTGAAGGCCAGATCGCAACGGTGACGCAACAATCCAAAACACTTGTTGATAACCTGACCAATAAGATCAACGCGAACTATACACTCAAACTTGATGCAAACGGTGTGGTAACGGGTATGCAAATGATCGCGGATTCTTCTTCAGGGAAATCGGCAGTATATTTCAACGCGAAAGAATTCATGATTATTTCTGATCCGACTAATACGGCAGCGCCAGTAATACCTTTCGCCGTTCAGAATAACAAAGTGTTTATTAATAATGCTGTTATTGCTGATGCAAGTATTGGTTCGGCTAAAATTAGTGATGCTGCAATCACCACGGCAAAAATCGTTGATGGTTCTATTACATCGGCAAAAATCGGTAACGCCCAGATTGGAAGCGCACAAATCGCTAACCTGATTAACTCGAACGATTGGGACGGAACAGGTAACACAGGCTGGGGTATTTTCCGTGATGGTCGTGCTTACTTCAATAACATCTATGCTCGCGGGCATATTGAAGCGGCTTCGGGTTCATTTACCGGAAACGTGAACGCGAACAGTGGTTATTTTGCTGGTGAGTTGCGGGCGGGTTCTGGATACATGAATAACATCGATATCGGTGCTAACTGTAGGATCCACGGAACACTAACAGCGAACCAGATCGAAGGTGACGTTACCAAAGGTTACGCACTCACTAATAACGTAACCCAGACGATCCCGGCGATGCCGTTTAACCGTATGGTTGTTGTGCCGACTATTACAGTTAAAGCGATGGGTCAGACAGGGGCGGAAAGTGACAAGAGCGCATCAAGTTCACTGGGTCTTTATGTTAACGGTGTTGTTGTTGCTACAGCCTCCGCTAATTCTTCTGGTTCATATTCAGACGTTGATACAACCCAATATAGTTTCGTGCTCCCTGCTGGACAATCGGCAACCTTACGTGTTTCAGGTAGCTCCAGAAGCACAAACGGTGTTACTACTCCGTTCGCCGGATCTGTTATGGCGTTAGTGTTTAAAAGCTAATAAATAATGCCCCTTAAATAAATATGATATTAACTTTTAAGGGGCATTTATTATGCTTGAATTTGACATTTACGCGGCTATCGGTGCCGGGGCTGCGACCGTTGGTGCATTGTGGAAACTTTATCACGGTGTATCCTGTACCAAAATTAAACATGAGCAACGTTTAACTTCAATCGAATCGACTAATTCAATTCAGGAATTAAAAATTGATAATCTTGAAAAGAAGCAGGGAACAATGGAAAACCGAATTGAAAAAATCGACGAAACAATTAACGGTATCCGCCGTGATATTACGGAGATCCTTACCATTCTGAAAGGACGTGCAAATGAAAAAAATGAAAACATGGGTAGATAAATCAAAAAAGATTGTAATTGTTCTGATGCTGCTGGTTATTTTTTATAATATTATCGCTGCGATTTTTAATTTACCTGTTGTTCCGGTTGATTCTGTGTTTGGCTCTATTATGTCGATGCTGACGATCTTCGGGGGTTTCTGATGGCCCCTCCTTCAACATCCCGTATCAGGGCAAGGAACGACGCTGAACTAAGGCGAACGTTACAACGCATGGAAAAGTGGCGGATCCAGACAGGCGATTCATACGAAAAGAAAATGTTCAAAGTTGCCGGGATGCTTTCTGAGTATGTCCAGAAGGAAGTAAACAGGGCTATTGATTCACCTGTGCCGTTTACTGCGAAATCAGGCATTTTCTACAAAGCAACCCGAACAGGAAGGTTTACGAGGCTGTATCAAATCGGGGTGAAAGATATCCAAAATATTTACCTTTCAGCGTTAATTGACAAACAGAAGCCTACAACCTCGCTGGTTCCGGTCGCGAAGAAATTCACCGACAAATACGGCAACATTAAAGGATTAAGAAAAAATCTTGCTAATGGTTCGTATGTCCGGGTTAACCATTCTGACAGTTCCATTTTGATAAATAAGGCTGCAAAGAAACGAGAAGATCGTTTAATTGCAATCAAAAGAACTTCTGTAAGGAAAAAGCCAATTAAATGGCCTGAACTGGAACAGAAAATTATCAAAATGTTTAACGACAGGATAGACCGATGAACCCAACAGAATTTCCGTATTATGAACACACCGATTTACCCGCTGTATATCTCAACGGGATTAATCCAGAATCTTTAACTTATCCGTTCGATAAGAAATTTATCAAACAGAAGAGATTTAAAGATATGCTGGTTAATGAGAATCAGTGTTTTGTTGCCAGCACCCAAATGAAGAAACCCGTATTCCGTTTTCAGCTAGGTCGTGAAATTGATATCGTAAATCCTTACGATTTTAATACACGCGCTATTTGCTGCGGATATCTCGAATATTATTACCGTGGGTTTAACATGATCGGATATCTGTTCCAGTATATCTGAAGATAAATACCTGTATGAAATATTAACTCTTACAGGTATTAAAATGAACAAATATAAATTCTCCACTCGTAGTAAAAATAATATGGTCGGTATTCACCCTGATCTTCGCCAGGTTGCTGATCTTGCGCTTGCCCTTACCGACCGTGATTTTATCGTTACCGAAGGTTTACGAACTCCTGAACGCCAGAAGCAAATGGTTCAGGAAGGTAAATCGAAAACGATGAATTCCGCCCACCTCACAGGCCACGCAATCGACATCGTTCCGTATCCGGTATCATGGAACCCTGAAGACTTCAAACCCGTCATAGCGGCTTTCAGACGCGCTGCTGACCACTTGGGGATCCTGATTGAATTTGGTGCTGATTGGGTATCGTTCAAAGACTGGCCCCACATCCAGCTTCATCGAAAAGAATACGGCTACTAAAGCAAAAAGCCCACGCAATGTGGGCTAATTTTTTATTCGGTTAAATCATCAATTATCGTTGGCGGGTGGTTGCTTTGCTGGGTGTTATCTTCAATCCATTGTTTACGCAATTCCTTATAACCAGACGGATCAATCAGCGCTTCGATATGCGTGTGAAGCGTGATACCTGATAACTCAACCAACACCCTATTATTAACAGTGTGAATATCAACAAACGCTTCACCTGGTGAACTTCTGCGGTTGTATTTCAACACGATCCGTTGCTCGGTATTATCCATATACCTAATCATGAACAGCCCGTATCTACCCCGGAACGTAGTGCAATCGATTGATTTGATCGCCTGCTTTATCTTCAACCTGATTCTCTTTCTCTCAGGATTGGTAACGTCTTCAGTATCAAACTTTCTGAATTCATCCCACCCCGTAGTAACCTGTGAAGATTTCTCAATCTTGTATTCGTTGAACTTAAATTCCAATTCGCGTTTTTGCGCCCTGTATGTGTTGATCTCCTGGGCCAGATCATCAATTTCGGATTCATCGGTCAACGCACCTAATCGCACAAGCTTCTTGATCATCTTATCCAGTTTGGAAATTTCATGGGTAAACCACTCGGTCTTATCCTCCTGGTTGTTGTTCCAGACGTGATCCGCGATCAGCTGTAATACAACATGCTCAAGCGGTTGGCCCGTAAACCCAGAGTTTCCACATGATTTACCTTCTGTATTCTTTGAACTGCACACGTAACGAAAACGGGCTTTTTGTGCGCTGTTTTTGGTCATGGGTAAACCACACTTACCACACCGCAAAATCCCGATACCCGATAGCAAACCAATTTCCTGTAAGGAGTCCCCTTTTGCTGGGTTTCGTGTTGCTGCTCTGGCTTTATCCAGTGAAGCCAACGTTAAATAATCGGATTCGGTCATTAACGCCGGATAATAATCTTCAATCACGAAAGTTTCTTTTTCGATTTCAAAGTATTCGTTACCTTCTTCATCAACACATTTTTGCTTCTGCAATAGCCCGGATGAGTCACGTTTATCCAGAATAAACTCTTTCCTACCGTGAACAGTAGGATTAAGAAAATTTCTGATAAGATTCATTCCCCATTTATTCAAATTACCAATTTTATCTTTAGTCGGTGGCTGATAGTGCTCGTTAAGATAACGTTGAATTTCACCAGGGGAACACCCATCCCATTTCATATCGATAATTTTTTTCGCAACAGCAAAATAAACAGGATGCGGAATTACGAACCCATTTTCTTGGGAACTCCACCAAACATTTTGCCCGATGGACTCAATCACTAATGCTGGTGTAACAGACTCCCGAACTAAATTCTTTTGAATAAGTGATCGCGCCTGGGACTCAACACGATTTTTCTTTGTAACCGATTCTTCGTGAGCACGGCTGAACAGCATTACCGAAAGGATCAGATCCATCATTGAACTTGATAAGGATTCGTATGTATACACTTTCGAATCCATCCCGGTAACAACGGTGATCCCCTTCTGTAATATCTCCTTGAGAAGATCCAGCGCGGTCAATACGCCATCACGCGATAAACGGTCTAAGTTTTCAACTACCAGCCACGAACCAACAGGAACACGTTTACCTATTTGATTAATAAATTCGCGTAAACTGCCCTGTGTGGCGTTCCTGCCTTTGAAAGCTGACACGCCTAAATCTTTAAAGGATAAAGTGTCTAATTCAAGCCCATATTGGTTCGCGATACGTTGCGCTGTTTCTGTTTGGCGTTCAACAGATTGACCGTCTGATTGTTTACCCGAACTGAATCGGATATATGAAAACAATTTTGGCTTGTTCATATGTCAACCACTTTTAGCATTAATCTAAGTATCCGTCAGATGTTAAACATCCACAACCGCGATCACTTTCGTATATGTTACCCTTTTTCAAATGGGCCGTGTTGTAAATGTTGCCTTCATTATCCACATAACCAATCACAGAAACAGGTGTAATCACTCCGTTATTTTTATTGCGATAGCTTTTGATAATTGGATGATACTTTATTGAACGTTTGATTCTGACTAAAATTTCTGTATTCGTAAAAACTTTGTTTGTCCTGTTCTGTAGATTTGCCATTGCACGAATCAGGAAACGTGAATCATTTTTAACTTCGTCAAAAAAATCTTGCGTTGACTGGCATTTGATGATCATAATTTTCTCTTTTAAGGAGCCAATCGACCCCTTATTTTTTAAACTGATTATTTCTTGATTGTATACTTAATCAGTTCCGCAATAAAAGGATAATCTTGATTAAATCCCCACATATCCAGAACTTTCACGTTTACGTCAATTTCACATTTATCACCCATGACCAGGTTTCCACCTTTGGCAAATTGACGACCCGGTAATTTAAGATGTAAACGCTTAGTGTAAAATTCTGATTCGGTAACGTGCTCCATTTTCATATCTGATTTAGTAGTCACAAAATGTTGCGCACGTTTCCACATAAGATCACATTGTTCTTTGGACTCACCTTTCATCGGTGAATTTGCGTCAACAAATGCTTTTGCAATCGGATCGATGTCGGACATATTATCAATGCCCCCAGGAACCTCAGAGGAACAACCAGAAAGAATTAAAGCAGAAGACAGCAAAGCGATTTTGGAAATGTTTTTCATATTATACCTTATAAAATTTCAGAATAATTAAAAATTTGACTATAATTACAAAAGCGGTTTACCCGATTTCGATGCACATAATTACAACAACAACACCGAACAAGATTAAGTTGACCAGAATTTGGCGTTTTAATCTGATGTCACTATTTAATGTCGCCTGGTTCAT